AACGGCTGTGACACTCTACGTCAGTGAATACAGCCAGCTTGGGCTAGGTGCTGCGGCGCAGATACCGCAGGAACCGCCGCTTGCCGAGTACACGGTTGCCAGCGGTGCGCGTGGGCCGGCGTTTCAGGTAGCAACCCGGTTCGTGCGGGTCTCGACTGATGGAGCCTCGGCAATGCAGGTCGCCTTTGGCCCATCGGCAACGGTTACGATTGCTGCCGGCAATCAGCGTCTGCCGATCAATTCGACCGAATACAAGGGGGTTCCTTCCAACAGTGGGTTAGCCGTTGCCGCGACAAATGTTGCTTGAGCTGCTGGCGTTCTTTTCTGCCTTTCCGACATTCTCCGATCTCGGCGAGCAGCCGGGAGCTGCGGCTGGAGGAGGCGGCGGTCCCAGCAACTATGTCGATGAGGGGGGAGTGAACAACTATGTCGCCGAGAACAACATAGACGTTTACATCACGGAGTTCTGACATGGCCAACGTCAAGCTCTCCGCTATCGCTGCTTCCCCCTCCAATTTGGCCGCTACCGATCAAATTGTCGGCGTGCGCTCGGCGGCGACTGATCTGTTGTTTTCCTATGCGCAGATCAATGCGGGATTGGCTTTGTTCTCTACGACGACGACGACGCAAGGTGTCGTCCCTGGATCAAACAATGTGGGGGCAACCTTCTTTCTAAATGCGACGGGGGCTTGGTCGGTCCCAGCAGGTGGAGCTGGTGCTCCTGGAGGCTCTACCCTTCAGGTACAATACAATAATGCCGGCGCTTTCGGTGGTGTGAATGAATATGTTGAAAGCGCCAATGTGCTTGCTCAACGGAATGGACTCACCGCGCAGGCTCACTATGTCTACAACACATTCACGGATGCTTCGAACTACGAGCGCGGCGCGTTTGATTGGAGCACGACGGCGAACTTGCTGAGTGTTGGTGTACAGAATTTGGGGACCGGCGCAGCGCGCGATTTATTGCTGATGGCCACTACCACTAATGTCTACTTTCAGGGTGGCGGCATCATCCGAGGTTGTCTCGGGCTCGATACTTCCAACGCTGACGGGCTTATTCTTAGAGCTAGCGGGTGTTTTATGTGGTCTAATGCCAGTGGTGCAATGACTCGGCCTCCTGCCGCTGCCGATGCGGGTCTTATTCGTGTTACGGCAGGCGTTGTGGGGCCAGGGGTTAACAGTGTTGGTATTGCTAATGGTTGGTTGCAATGGGGCGGCGAGGCGCGCGTCACCTCCAATTTCAGCGGTGCCTCATCGAACATTGCTCTCGCAGACATTACAGGACTATCAGTCAACGTCCAAGCGGGGCGGACTTACGCCTTCTATGCTTATCTCGCTTGTCAGACCACCACGGCGGCGGCGGGGCTTCGCGCGGGAATTGGTGGAACGTGCACGGCAACAAATATCGTGTATGACGGATATTGCCTCGATACGAACACGACCAAAGGCCAAGCCCGTGCCGCCGCCCTGGGCGGTGTGGTCGCAAATAGCGGGACGCTGACGACGGCGACGGGCGCGATTATTGAAATCCAAGGCGAGATCACGGTGAACGTTGCGGGGACACTGACGGTGCAGATTGCTCAATCGGTGTCTACGGCGGCCTCGCCCCCTGTAGTTTTGCAAGGATCGTATCTCTGGGTTCACGATATGCCATGATGGGAGATCGAGATGGCCACGATGACATTCGGTCTGTCGGGTGCGATCGTCAATAGTAACAAGACCTACAGTAGCACCGACGCCGACGTGACGAGCCTGCTGCAATGGGCATCGGATGCCTATTCGGCACAGATTTTGGCGCAGCCACCGACAGTCAAATTTACTGGCTCGATCTCGGGGACAACGCTAACGGTGACCGCTGTTGCATCGGGCAACCTCGCTACCAATCAATTCCTCTTCGGCGGCGGCATTGCTCCAGGCACCTACATCACGGCGCTCGGCACCGGAGGAGGCGGGCCTGGAACCTACACGGTGTCCACCTCGCAGACGGTAGCTTCTTCGCCTACACTGACCTCTTATGGTCCCGATATCACGGCAACCGGTCTCTACCAGGGCACGATGAACGCCTGGATACAGGCCCAGCAAAAGTGGACGAAGGATCATAACGTCGCAGCGGTGCCGACACCGCCGCCGATGGGTTGGTCTTAAGGCTTTTGCTGCTGCTTCTGCTCTTGCTCGAGTATCTGCTGCTCGCGCACGGCGATCTGCTGCGCGGCGGTATGGTAGGCGCGCCGTGCAATCTGCAGGCCGTTGGTAATGAAGCGCGGCTCCCTGGCGCCTTCGGTCAACCAGACCCCGAACAGCTTGATCAATTGGGCATGGTAGGCCTCGTTGAGCGCTCGCCGGTCCAGTTGTATCAGCGTCGCGTCGAGCGGGATGCCCTGGTAGAGCTGCACTTCCTCCGGTTTTTGTTCTGCTCCTAGCCACCGGGTAAGGGCAAAAAGCATCAGCAGCACGGACATGAGGATTGCCGCGGCAACCAGTATCCTGCCGAGCAGGCTGTTCATGTTCTTGACTGTATAGCAAAATCGGCTTTATTCTCCCATCGTTTTCGATTGGCCCGCGTAATGGGCTGCTCGAGTGGCGACGTAATCGCTCAAATAACCTCGATACGAGTGGCGACGTAATCGCTGAGGAGAGGAGTAAACCACGTCATGGCTGACGAGGATGACGATGCACAAGCACAGCTCGGTGAACAGGACGGGGAGGAGCGGGAGCTTGGGGCCGACAGTGGCGGAGCCGAAGGGCAGGACACCACAGGGGGGAACGAAGACAGCGAAATTTCCACCCAACGCACTGACGCCGATGAAGACGAAGGGACATCACCGTCGCGGACCTCCGCTAAGCCTGCGGACGAGCCACGAAGGAACGAGAGATACCAGCGACTAGCCAATGAGAACCGCGACTACAAGGATCGGCTCGATCGGCTGGAACGCGAGCGGGAGCTAGAGCGACAGCAGTGGCAGCGTCAGCAGCAGTCCTACGCCGAGCAGCAGGAGCGCGAGCGCATCGCGCTGATGACGCCCGAGGAGCGCAACGAGTATCGTTTTACCCAGTATCAGAGGAATACCGATACCCGTATGCAGCAGGCCGAAATACGTATGGCCATGCAGATGGACAAGGCCAACTACGATGCGCAGGCCATGAACGATCCCATTTATCGCCGCATGGCGCCCGAGGTCGAGCGGGTATTTCAGGAGCAGTTGCGGCGTGGGCAACCGGTCGAGCGGCAGATCATCTTGGAAAATCTGTTGGGCAAGCAGGCCTTGAATGGGCGGGCTGCCAAAACAGGATCGGCGCGCCAGCAGGCTCGCCGAAGGGTAGAGAATGAACGGGTGGCACCCGCTGCCGGCAAGAGCAGCGCGACGCAGACCCGTAAGCTATCGACAGCCGAAGAACGGCTGAAGGACGTTTTAATCTAGCGGGCCCACCGGCCCGCGCAGTGAGCGAGGGCCGTCATGGCGACCATTGGTGGACAGACCGCAAACGTATCCAGTCAATTTTCTGGCGACGTCGTCAATTATATTGCGGAGAAGACGCTTCCTCTCGCGAGGAGGCAATTAGTCGCTTATCAGTTCGGTGACCCGCTCACGCTGCCTAAGGGCAGAGGTACTACTTATACGGCCACGCGCTACATGCGCCTGCCGCTACCCTTGGCTCCGATCTCGGAAGGCGTGCCGCCGATCGGCGAGACCATGACCATCCAGCAGGTCAGCGCGGTCGCGCAGCAGTGGGGCGACAAGGTGACCATCACCGATGTCGCCGAGATGACGATCTATCATCCGCTTTTTCAGAAGGCGACCGAGCTGGTGGGCCTGCAGGTAGCTGAGACACTCGAACGCAATACATTCCAGACGCTGCTCAGCGGCACGCAGTACAATTTCGTCAATTCGCGTGCCTCGCGCGCGACACTCGTCGCCGGTGACGTGATCTCGCCGTTCGAGGTGCAGCGGGCTTATGCGCTTTTGTTCAATCAAGGCGCACCGCGCTTTTCCGGCGACGAGCAGACTGATACCAAGCTTGACGCCGATGCAGGGGGAGCAAAGGCATCTAACAATCCGCGGCAGATGCCGCATTTCACCGCCATCATCCACCCGTTCGTTGCCGCCGATCTGCGACAAAATCCCGGTGTGCAGACGGCTTGGAGCTATTCCGACATCAACCGGCTCTACAACTATGAAGCGGGCGAGTTCAACGGCATCCGGTTTTGTGAGAGCAATATGGTGCCGTCGTTTACCGGCTTTGCTAACAACGCAAACGGTGTGACTTATACGCCCAGTACGACCGGCGGCTCGTTGACTGCCGCGGGTGGCCCTTATTTTCTGCAGGTAACCGGCACCGATCTTAACAACAATTTCGAGAGCCAGATTTACGCGATCTCGCCCTCGACGGCGATTGCTTCCGGTACCACC